TTCAAACAAAGATTCATCATTCAGAATGTAAACAATTTCCCAATCCTTTTCATCAAAGGTTCCAACATCTGGGTCAATCCCGTTTTTCATCAGGAAGTCCTTACAGTCTTTGACTGTAGGAAATTGACTTTTATAAAAATTGATTGTGTGCATTGCCACTTCCAATTTTTTCAGGATGTCGATGTCCTTACCGCCCTTGTTTTTCACAACAAGGAAGTCTTTTTCATTTGCGGCCATATCAACTAGGGACACTTCCCTTGGTCTGATATTAGATAGTTTTTTCTTTGTTACCATGTCACAAAATCCTTAATCATCTAGGGTTTCAGCGTCCGCCAAACCCTGAATTGAAAAACCAGTGTATTCCCCACTGTCCACCTTTTCCCATAGGTCATCATCAGCCACAAAGACCTTCAACAACCAAGTACCTTTTTTCACGTTCTTGTCACCGATATCAAAATCAGTTGGTGCAACATATGTTTCCAACAACTGGATTTGTTCTGTGTCCAACATTTTGCTGTGCATTTCACCCAGTTGTTGGAATTCCTTCATCCAGTAGTGGGAAGCCTTTTCAACATCCTGTGATGTGTATGTGTGACCCTGTGCATCAAACTTATTTGGTACCAAAACTTCACCAAACACCACACGTTCAGCTGTTTTTTTGATGATTGGGACAGTCATTGTCAAACTATGTCCATCATCTGAATTGATGACTGGTGTGTCCACAACTGGTTCAACATCATCTGACTTGATGACTGTTGTATTCACAACTGGTTCAACTGGTTCAACTGTCTTTTCAACACCACCAAGTTTGTCAGTGAATTCTGACAATTTGTCAGAAATGTATTCCATCATTGATGTCTTGGTGTTTTCCCAATCCACAGTCAGACTGACAATACCATCATCATTCACAACTGGTTCAACTGGGTCTGCATCACTGACATTCGCTAGGGTAGTCTCGGTTTCTACTGACACACCGATGGAACCAACAACACCACCACCTAGTGACATTTCCTGCATTGATGATTCATTGAATTTGTCTTTTGATATGTGTTCAAAGACATAGAAATTGTCCAGTTCTTCATATTTTGAAACAACCAAAGACTGCGATTCCAACCACACCATACATGATTCATAGTTTGAAAAGTAGTCTTTAGAAAAACGGATAGCTTGGATTTTCAATATCATGGTTTTTCTTCTAAGTATGAATGATTGTGAAAAGTACCCTTTATTATAAAAAAAGAAATATTTTTATGCAAGTAGCATTCTGTATTATACCATATCAACAAAACATTCACACCTGAAGTGAAACGGTGGGATGTGCATTTGTCCATCCACAGATTCCTTTGCAGATGCCTCTGCAACCTTCAACCCATCAGCGTCGTATTCACTTGGTGGTTTGAAGTGGAACCAAGGTTGAATGTCTTTCAAGTCGCTAATACTATCAGCATTTATGATTTTATTTGCATGTTTTTTTGCATCAGCAACTTTGTATTTTGTCCCATCCATTTCCAAACACCCTACACATGTCCGGTTGGTGTTCAGTGACCTTATCACCATTTCTGTGGCACCGATGGAATCCAACGTGTACACACTTCCCGTTGTCCGGGACAGGGTTGCGGTATGGTCTGCAAGTCCAGAAAAATATTTTTCTGCTGTTCCCTTATACCCCGGTGGGATGACTTTTGATTCTAGGGAACCGGGTTTGATTCTTAGTGCCTTGGTCAAATCCCTTTTCATCTGGGCAACGCCTTCTTCCAGTGTCAGATTCCCTTCAATGATGTTCGCTTCAATGGATGACCTGACAGTCTGTTGGACACTGTTGTTGTAGAATGACCCAGATGCACCAGATGAAAACTTTTTCATACCCAGAAGGGCTTCATCATCGGTGGTTGCCCACAATATTGGGGTCACTGATGGGACTTCAGCTTTTTGAACAATCTCAATATCATTACTTTTTATAAAATCATTTTTAAAATACTTATAAAAGTAGTCAACATATTCATCTTGTTTTTCTTGGATGGTACTTTGAAATTTCCCCATTTTCTTGTCAATTTTCTTGATGAACGGTTCAACCCAACTGGTTGTTGACGTGGACTTCCCACCAGCTTCATCAATCAGTGGTTTTGCCAGTTTCACCCACTCTGAATACATGTACAGGGCATACGCACCCACTGTTTTGGTGGATGTCTTGTTTTTTTCTGCCTTGTCCAAAAGGATTGACACTTCCTTCATCTGGTCATGTTTGTCTGTCATTTTCATATCCCATACATGATTTCATCATGGATGTCCCGGTACAACGCTTTTCTGATTGTACCTAGAACCTTCTTGGTTTTTTCAATGTCCACTTCTTCAGTGGGGAATTGACCTTGGTTTGGTGCAATTGCACCAGCGTCTGAATTCCCACCGACAACCTTTGCCCTGTCAACCAGTGTGATGGACATTGGGATATTGGGGTCAAAGTCAATTTCCTTTTCATTATACGGTTGTATTTCACGGTTCAGGACATCTGACAATATTGACCTAGCAAGGTTTGGTGTGACACCACCAGTCTTTTCTGACCCGGACAGTATTTTCACAAGGTCTTCATCACTAGTGACATCTGCTGAATTGGACACCAATGTGTGGTAGGACATTTCAAATTCTGAAATCAGAATCCTGTTCATGATTCTGTCAAACTTTTTTCTTTCTGGGGAAAACACCTGTTCATCAGCAAGTTTCCTTGAAACCTGTGCTGTTGCCCTGTTGTAGTCATCTGACTTCCCAACAAATATTGGTGGTAGTCGCCAACACCGTCTGATTTTTTCAGCATTGTTCTTGTCATAGTTCTGGAACAACTGGTCATCAGTCTGTACCCCAGACAAATCCTTGATTTCCATTTTCATGGTACCGGGATTCAACTGCATTTCATCTGCTGGTTCCGCTTCTATTATAAGAAAACTAGAACGGTTGCTGTCACCCTTGATTTTGGTTTCAATGAATTCTTCAACCCGTTTGATGGAACCATCAGTCAACTGTCCATTGGACACCATCACAATCATAGATGGGATGTTGTTGTTTTCAAATGTGACATAGTTTATTTCTTCAGCACTTCTTGACCCATATATGGAAAAAAGGTTCCCAATGTACTTGGGAACACCGTATGGACTTCTGTTTGATTCAATTTTAAAATGGTACACGGTTGTTGCTAGTTCCGCTTTTCTACTTTCCATTTCTGACTGGGGAATGACCTTGCCATCCCTACGTGATATTGGTCTGGGGTCGCCCCATTCCTTGAAGTACACCTTCTTCTGACCAACCATCTGTACAAAACGTCTGAACCTTCTTTTGACTATTTTTTCTTCAATCTGTCCCTTGTATTCATCGTAGTATTTCATTTTTATTTTGGTTGACATGTCATCACATTTTGTCAGTCTGACAAGGTGTGATGGAATACGTTCTATGGAACTGACACCGCTTTTGTCCAAGTATGGTATCATTTCCCAATACGCATTTCCTGATGTTTCCAAGTCCTTGCGTGTTGCTATTCTTAGTGTTGTCAGGTCTTCTTCAAAATTGATATTTTCAAGAAAGTTTTTTATTTTTGCTTTTTCAAGTTTCATTGGTTCTGTTGGTGTTTCAGTGTATTCACGTTCCACCAGTCTGTACCCAAAACTGTCAATGTTTGTGGTCATGGCATCTATACATTGTCGCATCTCGGTCGAATTTTCTTCTAGTGTGGAAAGGGATAGTGGCGGATATGGTGGAGTAACAATATCATTGATACCATCAAATCCATCATCAAGAATGACATTGGATTCTTCATCACCCACAGCCTTGATGACTATTGAACGTAGTACACGTTTGTTGTTTTTTTGTGGTGTTTTCACTGTTGCTTGTTCCATCTTTTCACCTTTCAATTGGTACATATAATATCATATCACACCAAAGTCACGTCTTGATTTTTTTCTACTTTTGAATGCACCAGATACAGCAATCTCGAACGCATCGAACATATCATCATGTTCACAATCTGGGAACGCAATCATCTGGTCAATGAATTCTTGGGCACCCTGTCTTGGAAAGAACACATTCCCGTTTTCAAATTTCCCGGACAAGGTTCTTGCCCTAGTCACCTTGTCAGTCAGTGTCACCACAGGTCTGACAGGAACCATGGACACAATCTGAAGAAGGTCTGATTGTGCCTTCTGGTAGTTGTTGGATTCAATAAAAACCCGTCTGGGTGTGAATTGTGTTGTTTTGCTAATGATTTTTTTGGTCTGCTGTAAGAATGACAACCTTTCTTCATAGATGTCAATCAAATATATTCTACCAAATTCATCAACACCGATGGTTGCTGTGGAAAAGTAGTCACTAGTGGATTGCACTGTGATAGCAAGGTCAACACCAGTTATAATTCTTAGTTTCTGGGGAAGGATGTCATAGTACCGGAACCACTCAAACTTGAAAATCTTACCTTCCATGGATGCCACATCATTTTGGTACTGGGTGTTGAATATCGCAGTTCCCATTGCTTTCTTTTTTTTCTTCAACCACTCAACTGGCATCTTACTAGGCCAAATTGATGTACCGTTTTTGTCTGTGGCTGGATACACACGTGTCTTGTAGTCTTCATCATACTTTGAAAGGTGACCATAGAAGTCACTGGGGTAGTACCGTGTACCGTGGATGAACATCCTACCATCTGGTTCCAGACAAGGGTCAAGGGACTTGTAGTACCATGTTTTGAATTTGTCCCGTTGTGCCTCTGTTCTTGAATTTTCTTCATCAACAAGGTCATCACCAATAATTAAATCATAGTGTCTTCCGATGATGGCGCCACCTACACCACAACAGGAAACACTACTTTCCTTGGCGAATGTGGTTCTGGTCTTCATATTGATTTCTTTGGAATCCCACTTGCTACCAACCATGTTCCCAAAAATGGAAATCAGTTTTTCATTTCCAGAAAAATGTTCCTTTATTTCCCTAAGAAAAATTTCAGCTTGCAACTGGGTGTTGGACACAATCAGAATCCTGATGTTGGGATTCTTGATTAGTTCATAGATACACCGCACCACTGTCAGTGTGACAGACTTACCAATACCCCTTGGGGCTAGGGTCATCGTCTTGTCACAGGAAGACTGGTGTATCAACATTGACATGTGACACGGTGTCACGTCATATCCAATGATATGTTCCATCAACACATCAATACGTTCATATTTCAGGACATGTATTTTCAACATGTCATGTTCTGCACTGACAGTCTTCCCATAACTGGCTTCAAGGTCTTGTCTGTGTTCCAGTGCTTTTGTCAGGTCAGGAACATCAGTCATCAATGTCACCCTTCAGTTTTTTAAAATACAATTCAAGACCTGTGTTCAGTATTTTCCCCAGATTGACTTTGTCACCTGATGATGTCTCTTTGACCTGTCTGTTGTGTGTGGCAATGTGTATCTGAACCTTTTCCTTCAGAACAACTGACATGTTGAACGTTGTCGCAATGGTTTTGATTTTGCTATCCATACAGACCCCATGGTAAAGTTATATGTATATATGTATATCATCATCACATATGCACTGCAATTTTATAATAGAAAGGTTGGCATGTATTTTAAAAACGTTGAATTCATCAGAAACTATGATGGTGATACCATCACCGTCAACATCCCAAACGTCCATCCCATCATTGGACACTACATGAATATCAGATTGCGTGGAGTAGACACAGATGAAATACGTGGAAACCCAGACAAGACAAAAGCAATAGAAGCAAAACTTTTTGTCAACAACATACTGACCAAGGCAAACAAGATTGACCTGATGAACATGTCTCGTGGAAAATATTTCAGGATTGTTGCAGATGTCATGGCAGACGGGGTTTCCATCAGTGACCTGTTGGTTGAAAACGGGTTTTCTGAAAAAATTGATTATGGTGACTGATGTCAAACATGCTAAAATGTACACATGTCAAACAACTGGAAGGGAACCGACTATGAAACATCTCATGATATCCATGATGTTGATTTTTTCACCTTTGGTCATGTGTGGGAATGCAGAATCATCATTCATGGAAGAAAACAATTTGTATCTGGAAGACAACGTCAACCTGATGTCAAACATGACTGAAGACCAGTTCAACAGTGTGATTGAAGACTTCCAGACACGTCTTGGTGACATATCTGAAAACACAGGAATGTCCCTTAAGGTTTTGGGACACTGGGATGACCCAACTGTCAATGCATATACCTACGTCCAAGGAAATGTACGGGTTGTTGAAATTTTTGGTGGATTGGCAAGACGGTCTGAAGTGACGGTGGATGCCCTGACACTGGTGTTGTGTCATGAGGTTGGTCATCACCTTGGTGGGTTCCCCACCTACAGGGGTTGGGCTTCTGATGAAGGACAATCAGACTACTATTCCACACTAGTGTGTGCAAAGACCATGTGGAAAAACCAATGTTGTCAGAAAAGTGCCAAGAAACAGATACCAAAACATCCCAAAAAACTTTGTGATGATGTCTGGTGGTGGAAAAAAGACAGACAGATGTGCTACAGG